ACAATCGCTTGTGACAGCATCCACGAAATGACTGTACTTATCAAAATCTATAGTCATAATTTATACGTTCCACTCGGCAAATTTAGATAAACGGTTTTTAGTTTCAGAGAACTGAGGCATCTCTTCTTCCTTTTCATCCATTACGGATGTACTATCAGCAACATCATACAGCCTCATCTTAGATCTGTCAATACCTATCATAAATTTTCTGGTATTAGTGGGATCGTTGTACCTGTTTTTGAGTTGTTTAACCATGATGCGACCCTGTTGCTCAAGCTCCTCAGTGGATATAAGGGCAAACATAAGATCAGCAGTGGCAGGTAAGCCAAAAGACTCAGAAGTATCGGTAAGATCAGGATCACTACTCCCAAAACCAGAACGAGTAGTCTGTGTAGCTGAAACAATAGGTACGTTATTCTCCACAGCAAGACCCCTAAGCTCCTCTGCAATCGCTTTGACATACGTATAGGAATTAACAATCGCACCTTTGTACCTCGCACTTGCACATATATTAAGATAGTCTATGAATATTATATCAGGTTTGAAGTCTTTTTTCAAGCTTAAGTCAGATAAAAGTGCCTTAAAATGACCTACATGTGCAGATGCTGTAGGGTACTCTTTTATTATGAGTTTGCCTTGTGTCTTTCTGGCAATCTCATTGACCTTGGAATTATATAATACCTCTGGTAACTCTGCTATATCTCTGATGTTGCAGTTGAGAAGATTTGCATCAATTCGTTCAGCAATTTTCTCCTCTGCCATTTCACATGTAATGTATAGTACGTTCCGTCCTTGCAACAAGACGGAGCTAGCCACGTGGCACATGAATAGAGACTTCCCGACACCTGTACCAGCAAGTGCGATATTAAGAGTCTTGTTAGGGATACCACCTTTTGTAATATAGTTAAACTTTTCAAGATCAAAGGGGATTTTCTCTTCGGTCTTGTGGTAGAAATCATATCTGTCTTTAGACTGTTCAATGTAATCGTGACCAATGTGTTCATCAAAAGAGACAGCCAAAGCTTCCTGAAGGATGCTAGGTATAGCACCCTTGTCTAGCTTGCTGTCTCCACCATCAGCAATCTTGATAGATTGCATTAACGCAAGATATATAGCACGATCTTGACACCACTTCTCTGTGGCATCACATAACCATTCCTTATCAACCCACTCATCACTATACTCTTTGATTAATGTTAGAGATTGCTGAAAAGTTTCGTCAGTCAGGTCACTACGATTCTGTAAATTAATGTTAAGAACTTCCTTAGTAGGAACCTTATCATATTTGGTAGAGAAATCCTGTATCTCCTCAAAGATAACCCTCTCTTGGAGTTCAATAAAATAATCTGCCTTAATAAATGGCACTACCTTACGATAGAATTCCTCATCATATATGAGGTTTCGTAAAATAGTTTCTTCAATGCGTTCAGTCATTCAAATTTTAACCTCGCAAATGATTTTTCATTAAGTCTCTTCTGAATCAGTTTACCATACTCTTCATGTAGTTCGCAACCAATATAGTGTCTTCCTAATGATTTTGAAACAACTGCTGTTGTTCCAGAACCCATGAATGGATCTAATATTATGTCACCTTCCTCGCTACCTGCCTTGATACATGGTTCAATGAGTTCTTCAGGATATGTAGCGAAGTGAGCACCCTTATAAGGTTTCTTATTTACTGACCAGACAGATCGTTTATTTTTTGTTGTATATGATTTTGTAAGACCCGAATGCGGTTGGAGTCCTGTTCCTGGGTTGTGGTACTTACCGTTTGTTCTGTCTCTTGTACCCCAATCTTGTTTGACTGGCTCTTTGATTGCTTCGTTGTCATAGTAATAATATTTACTTTTACTTAGTAAGAAAATATATTCATGTGCTTTAGTACATCTATCCCTTACTGACTCAGGCATAGGATTAGGTTTATGCCATATTATATCTTGTCTTAGATACCATCCATCAGCACGTAGTGCAAATGCAAGCATCCAAGGTATACCAATAAGATCCTTATCCTTGTATCCTACAAGTTTGTTAGATCTTCTTGGTGTAGTTTTAGGTAAATCCTGTCTACTCTGGGTGAATGTCTGCTTAGGTATACATCCATCCTTTCTGTAATTATAATATGAATCACCAATGTTTAACCATAGTGTACCATCATCTGTGAGACAGTCACGTACTGATCTGAATACCTTAACCATCTCATCAATGTATTCTTCTGGTGATTGTTCCTGACCTATCTGATTGTCTTCACCACCATAATCCCTAAGACCATAATAAGGCGGTGATGTTACACACATCCTCGCCTTACCATCAAATTCTTTTAGTGTCTCACGACAGTCACCAAAGAGAATTGTATCAGTTACCATAACTATATTCAGTACGTGCTGCTTCTTCTAATTTAGCCATCACTTCGTCTGTGAAGTATTTCTCAGGATCACTGAGTATAGACTTAGGATAAACATTACTACCACCAATGGAGATACGGTTTCCCACCCTCTTGAATACTCCATACTTCTCACCAAGTTCCAATAATCCATAATAGCGGTCAAGTCCACGTTCGTCAAAGTATAATCTGGTAGCAACTTTAGATCCCTCCTGTGTAAATCTAGATTTTTTAGCTTCACACTTGATGATGTTACCCACCAAGTCTGTACCTTCCTTCTCTTTTGATTTTGATAAGAATATTATAGTAGATGCAGCGTATTTAAGGCCTGCACCACCGCCCATTTCTTTCATTGGCACATAGGATCCTATCACATCATATGTGTGATTCGTAACAAGCATAGGAATACCTGCCTGTCCTAGTTTCAAGGTTAATACTCTAAAAGCACCCTTAATTAACTGTGATTTGGTCATATCTCTGACCTGTTTATCATTAGAAATGTCATCCATTTCCTTTGATGTACTAAGCATACCAAGAGAATCAAGAACAAACATCAAGGGCTGACGATCATCCTTTGGTTCCTTCATATACTTGTCAACAATCCTAGTTGCCTGAGTTCTAAACTCTTCTATCGTAGCAACAGGGAAGATGACCATACGCTTAGAATCAATTCCTCTTGATTCAATGATGTCTTTGCTGAGAGCAGATTCAGACTCAAAGTAAATAACCCCACCGTCACTATTGTTAGCAAGAAAGTTACGTACAACACTAAGGGCAAAGAAAGTTTTTCCTGTTGAGGACTCTCCTGCGAGTGCTGTGACTTTATTGGAGGGGATACCACCGAATAAAGAACCACTAACGACAGCATTGAAAATATAGCTACCTGTATCAACGAAACTGGATGTATCTCCAGCAGCCACTCCATCACTGACCCTACTTGCAAACTCATTCCCACTATCTTTAATTACTGTATCTAAGAAGCCTGCCATTCATTCACCTCACTTTCATACATTCTAACATAATCGTGGGTTTTAGACAAGAGCTTAGCATAAGCATCTGCTGTGTCCTTTTCCTCAAAGACTCTTATTTGTTCAGAGTCAAGTGCTTCCACTTGATCATCCTGATAGGTTACTGTATACACTATTTTACTCATTCAAAGAAACTCCTGATGTTGACCTTTTTTTCATGTGTCCATCCTACACAGTTTAGCACATTTTTCAACGGTTCCAAGAAACTCTTCTCAAACTGTAGCTGATAGTCAACATACTTGTCAAGGTTCATCTCTGGTGGAATGGTATTGAAAAACGAGACACAATTCTCATGCAATGGATTTGGTGTCTTAAGATAGATAAACTTTATCTTTTCTCCCTCTTGGATAAATGGGTACTTGTGTTGGAGTTTATTTTTCCTAACGAAGTCGTTATAGAGGAGTGCTCCCCGAACGTGGATGGGTGTCCCTTTACTATAGATGTCAGTTCTGTGCTTATATTTTTCAAGGTTGTTAACGCCTCTTGGGAATGCGACTGCTTCTTGTCCTTGCTCTCTTGTCTCTGCTCTGACACCATTGACAAATGAGATAAGTTCATCATTTGTTTTGCCGATAATGATCTTAAAAGCTGCATATAATTTATCCCTGAAATATTGAGGTGTTGATGACCTCGCTGTTTCCAAACCCATGATCTTCATCTTGGGTTCTTTATATCTAACTCCCTCTGAGTCCCATACATTTAATATGTATCTCTTCTTGGCAGTCCAGATACCACGGTCAGCAATGTTCTCTCGCTTCATTATCATTTTTTGATCATACGCCGATACATACGTTGCAAGTTCCTGATACGAGGCATCAATGAACGGTTCCAACTTATCTTTGCAGATCTTGTCCAATAGCTCAACGATCCGAATCTTATCACCAGACTTATTACTAAAAAATTTAGTAACAAGAGGTCCAAGATTAAGATATATTGAGTCGGTGTCAGATGCAATAACGTAATCGGTCTTATCTGTAGAGAGTAGTTTATTTAGATAAGCATTCATCTTGTTCTCAATCCATCTAATTGAGACTTGACCTGATAACGTAATAGCCTCAGCATTTGCGAGACGATAATATCTAAAGTGTTCGTTACCAATAGCACCATAAGCAGAGTTCAAAGAGATCTTCTTTGCCATCTGTATATTGTTACACCTAGAGATCTCTTTAACAAGATCATTAGATGGGTTCTTTTCATATGCTTTCTTTGCTTCAATCATCTTCTTCTTGAAGATGACCCTCTCGTTATACATCTTGTCCATAAGTTCTGGAAGGAACCCACGAACATCTTTCCTGTACTGTGCCCCATTAGCACATGTAGCAAACTCAGAATCTAGTTCTATATCTTTGTTTAAGATCCCCTCAACGCTCGCACTGGGATGTCTAGTCTCCCTGAGGGTCTCTGGCGAGATATTGTACTGCATAATAAGATGAGGATACAGACTATTGAGATCAAAATTGACCACCCAATCATAGAATCCTGGTTTCGGTTCCTTGACATAAGCACCTGCGTATTTTGCGTCTTTTGTTGCTTCCTTTTTAGGAGGAATAGCAATCTTTCTTTTATTTAATTCACAATAAATGTAGTTGTCCCACATGCGTACCTGTGAGAATACATCCTCGTAATTTACTTTGGCATCATAGGCCATAGTAAAGGCAAGGTCAATCAACTTCATCTTATCATCAAGTTTATCTACCAACCTAACGTCATGTATGTTGTAATCAATAAACTTCTGCCAATTATTTTCATAGAACTCCTTGAATGTATCATACTCAGAGTGATCTAACTTCTTCTCTCCAAGTTCAACATTACAAATATGATCTAATCTATAACTCTCTTGATTCTGATAAGTAAACTTCTTATATAATTCAAGATAATCTAACGTGGATATACCAAGTGTATCTACAGCAAACTGTCTACGTCCTTTAATATAAATCTCACGTTGTGATACTAATCTCCAAGGAGATAATAACTTAACTGCTTTCTCTCCTAATATTCTTTCTATACGATTAGCAATGTACGGCATATCGAATAACTGTACATTCCATCCTGTAACTACATCGGGATAATTGTCCTGCCAATAACCCAAGAAGGCATTAAGCATTCCCTCTTCTGTTCTGAAATGCATGTAATCGACTTCAGCATCTGTGTTATCGTAAGCCCTTGCACCCCATACAGTAATCCTACCAGTGAACGAATCTTTAATTGAGATTGCGAGGATCTCTTGGTCTGCGGACTCAATATCAGGAAACCCATTCTCTGCTGCTGTCTCGATGTCAATGGTAAAAACACGGATCTTACTGGAATCGAATTTAACCTCATCTTCTGGATGCTCCTGTGCAATATATTGATATAGGAATCTAGTGTTACCATATATCTCAAAATCTTCTACTTCCTTGTACTGTCTTACAAAATCTCTTGCTTCAGTTATAGAACCAAACTTATGAGGCTCTACACAATCACCTTCAAGAGTTCTCCATTCAGAATAATTCTTTGAAGGCAAAAATAGCGTGGGGTTAAAAGGAACCCTCACGCTATATCTGTTGTTATTATCATATCCACGGACTAGCAGACGGTTACCTGCTTGCTCAACACTGGTGTAAAACTTCATTCAATCGCTGAAATATATCGGGCAAGTAAATCCTTGTTAGGATCCACGAGAGTAGTTATATCAGATGATCTGACTGCTACCTCTTTGTGGTCTGAGAATGGAGGCCATGTCTCAAGATTACCATCAGAGTCTAGCACCTTTGGGTCACGAAGTATACAATCAGGGTCACCTGGTAAAGTGTCCTCCTCTACTTCATCAACTTGGGCTATCAGCCACTGGTTGCTCAGTCTGAGTAGGTTCGCTTGTATTTCCATTTGGTGGCTCCTGTGGGAAGAATATTTGTTCGTCAGTTAATCCAACTTCTTTTAATTTCGTTACGAAATTATCTAGAATACCATTGTCAGGGTAAACAACACTAATAATATGTTCTCCACTCAAACGATGCTCTTCAATTGGACTAAATGGACACCAACGTGTATATTCAATTGGAATATTTCCATCATCTCTGACTTCACCTAACCTAAGAAGGTATGGAAAATTCATAGTATAACCAATTACTTTAGCCTCAGGTTCATTGTTTTCACGGATTTCTCCAAACAAAGCAAGAACTCTCTCTGCTGTTGTAAGAGTTACAATACGAACATTATGATTAGTTCTCAACTGTGTTCCCTGTGGTGGATTCACTGGTTGAGTCTGTGGTGTTTCTGCCATCTTCTAGTGCTCTTTTTTCTTGGATTTTTTGTAAGTATGATTTTTCTAATCCTGGTTCAGGACTACTGATTGTCATCACACAATCATATGGAATCTTAAACTGCCAATCTGGAGTATAAGGATTCCACTTGCTATATTTAACAGTATACTCTGCTCCTAATTGCTCTGTCAAGTACTGAGGTTGTTGTGTATCCAAATGCAGAACATAAGGTTCTTCCATCAGGAGGCAAAGACCTTTCTTATCTTGGCCTTCCTGATCGTAGACTTCCTTTAGTTCCGTAATAATACGTTCCCCTGTCTTCAGAGTAATGATTGATACGGACATATTAGTTTGACTCTTCTAGAAAGTATAGCACTAAGAAGCAGAAGCGTCAAGCTTTTTAAGTTCCTTTCCGAACCATAGCTTATGCCTCTGCTGTTCTGGTATATGTTTCTGTAATTCTATAGTTAGAAGGCCATTCTCAAATGTAACATTATCAACTTCTACATCTGCTCCTAACTGCCAACTTCTACTGAATGATCTTGATGCAATTCCTCTGTGTCTATATCCCTCTTCTTTCTTTTGGGGATGTGCTGCTACAGTCAGAACATTTCTCTCTGTTGTGACTGATAGATCATCTCCTGAAAATCCAGCAAGAGCGATTTCCAAACTGGTTCTACCATCAGGTCCATCAATGACGTTGTAAGGTGGGTAACTAGTTCCACCTGCTGCGATAGATTCAAGTCGTTGAAATGTTTCATCAAATCCAATTGAAAATGGTGTAAAATGTTGCCACACGAAGTGGTCTAGGTCTTTATTTCCCATGATTCTAGCTCCTTTATTAAGCGAGTTTGTGTTTTGTGGACCCCGAAGGCATCCATAATTAATTATAACACTTGTCTCTTATAAGGAAGTACGGTACTAGATCGGTTTACCGCCAAGGTTGACCGCTTCTTCTGGATGATTTTAAATTATAATAAAGATTTAAACTGGTAGTTATAGCAATCACTGCTAGAAGAACTGTATCAATCATTAGTCTGTTTCTTTCTTCCTATATTATACTTACTTTCTAACGTCCAATCGTTCTTTTCTTTAAATGCTAATACTTTAATCTGATTAAGAGGTGCTAGATCAGAAATAGTATCCTTATCAACAATAGATATCAATCCCCAGTCTGAAAGAAGTTGGATGATTCTATTCCTACGTTGTATGTCATTCAATGATAAATTAGTTTTCTTACCATCTAATGCAAATAATTCTTTGAAGTGTACGATATAATACTTGCCTTGTTTGTGGAGTATATGACAAGATTGATATATCTTTCTCTCTTTACGAGATGCTACTCCTATTCTTGTTAAAGTCTCACGGACTTTTAGGAAGTCATCTGGTTCATTTAGAACCACTTCGACCATATCAGATTGCTTCCATTGGATCTCATTTTCGACGCTCATTTCCACCTTTCCTTAACAAATGTGCAATTTTATCTAGTTGATCCTTTGTGAGAATCCTTAGTGCTTGTAGAGCTTTATCATCATTATAACCATAATACTCTTTAACTACATCAAGGTAATCAATAGAATCTTTTCTAGCCCAAGGAGAGAATCTCTTCCTAGGTTTCACACTATTTATGTAAAAATCGTATTGCATCTTAGGTGGTAGATGCGAACACTTATTCATTTCATTAGCATACAGAACAGTGTCAGTGAAAGATGACAAACATCTATTAACAACATAAGCAGGATACTTCTTAGCAGCCTGCTCATCATCGTCTAAAATATTCTTCTTAGACTGGTTGATACTATAGAGATAATCTTTCAGTTGATACATTATAAATTTAGTTGTGCTTTTCCAATTTGATTTTGTAAATCTTCCATAGACTCAAAATTACCATGAATCATATTTGCTTCACTATCTTCTCTTGCTTTTCTTTTTCTTTTTTCTTCTTGTATTAACTCTTGAGGTTTGTTAGAAAACCCTACATTAGTACGGCGATGCCAAAGTTCTTGGACACCTTGATCTTCAAGATCTTCCAACTTTTCTCTCAACTTAGTGAGTTCTTCTGGACTATACAGCCATGGCTGTTCTAATGCTTTCCTTAGTGCTTGTTTGGGTTTCATAATTGTTAATTACTAATGGTAAAAGTCTATATTCTGCTCGTTGGATACGATGCTGTAAAGTCTCCACCGTATCATCAGGACATATAGGAACTCTTGATTGTTCTATTATAGCACCACCGTCAAGTTCTTCGTTAACATAGTGGACAGTACAACCTGTTTCTTTATCACCTGATTCTAGTGCTTGTTCTACTGCATGTAAACCCTTGTACTTAGGAAGTAACGATGGGTGTACATTTATGATAGGACAAGGAAACTCTGATGGTTTCTTAAGAACCCTCATGTAACCTGCTAATATAATAAGATCAACCCTCCATGCTTTGAAGAGTTGAATCATTTGATCTTCATCTTTGTGTGCTACCCTACAGTGAGGGATTCCAAACTTTGCTGCTCTCGCTACAGCACCACATTTCTTTGTGTTGTGTATCATCAACACCACTTCATGATGCATTTGAGGATATCTTAAAATGTTTTCAAAATTTGTGTCATCAACTCTACCTAACCTACCATCTATATAGCTCATTTCAAGATTGCACTGGGGTGGCAAATCCTGTGACTTGCGAATACATTCGGTCATATGTCCGTC